ATACGACGATTATGACTTGCGCTTTGTGCTTGAGCATAAAGGTCACACGTTTAAGGTTCAAGGCAGTTTTACGGGCGACGGTAGGCTGATATTTGACCCTGATAATGGCTGGGATGACTTGTCAGCCAGCACGAACCAAGACACCGAATCACTCTACGAAGAGATCGACGAGGTAATCTATAACGCGGCACCGGAGATTTTCGAACCTAAAACACAATTACGGGAGTATGACCCACATGAATAATCAATTAACAACAAGTATCAACACAGAGATGCTTCAGGCACTTCGCAACACGGTAGCGCCAGGCTTAACCGAGCCTGAGTTTCTACTTTTTGCTGAGATGTGTAGGGCGACCGGCCTGAACCCAGCGACGAAAGAGATTTGGGCTATCAAGGCTGGTGGCAGATTGCAGCTAATGACCGGCATCAACGGTTTCCTGCGTATAGCTAACTCACACCCACAATTTGACGGCATGGAAGTGTCTTTTGAGTGGGATGGTAAGGCGCTTGTCAGCTGTACTGTAAAAGTACATCGCAAGGATAGAAAGTTCCCATCAATAGCGACCGCATATTGGAGCGAGTACAGCAAGCCAAGTCCGGTGTGGAAGCAAATGCCGACGGTAATGCTATCAAAGTGCGCAAAAAGTCTCGCCATAAGAGAAGCATTTATTCAAGAGTTGGGAGGCTTGTATACCGCTGAAGAAATGCCAGCATCGTTTGCAGCACCACGCCCAGAGGCTCCAGAAGGCATGGAAACAGTGGTCAGCTCTAAGACCGGCGAAGTGCTTGGATACAAGGGTAAAGACGTAACCTTGGACGGCGTAGAGGGTGTAGAGGTTATCGAGGAAGAAGGCATTGAGGTTGCACCTGAAGCAGCAGAAGAACCTAACAGGCCGCGCAAGGCTGTACCTACCTTTTACAAGGTCACGCACCTGGAAGGGAAGCAGCTACAGAAAGCAGTGGACTACCTAAACTCCTGCGAGGCTAAAGAAATTATGCCGGGGACGTGGAGAGCGCCTATTAGGCTGGAAAAGCTGACTCAGTGCATAACGGAGGACGTTAGCGATGCTGATTAAAATAAAAAAACAACTATTACGGAACCGAGTGATAGGACTAATTGGAAATAAAGATGAAAAAACTAAAAGCAACCAAAGTGCGACCACCAGCGTACAAAAAGCCACAAGAACGGTTTGTGCGGGTCGGGTGGCAGCGGTACACAACGTACGTCAGGAAAGAGTCATTGGCCTATTTGATGACCTACGCAAAAGCGAACAACGTGCCAGTGCTGGAGGTTATCGATGATGCAATCCAAGCTTGGATCGGACGTAGATAAGCTAGTTTTGCTGATCAACGAAGTACTTAAGCAATTTAATACACGGGAACGACTCAGTGAGTTTGAGAACGGCCAAGTGGACGGAATGTTGTGGACTTTGCAGCTAATTGGAGAAATAAAAAACCCGCCTAGCGATTAAACTAGACGGGCCTAACTAGGAGGCTATATGGAATAGCCATTTCTAGGATAACACGGAGCAAAACACAGTGTCTAGGAGCATTGTTAAGATTGCAGATGTAATCAAAACAGTAACAACTAAACTAAGGAAAAGTATGAACAAACCAGTGCAAGATTTTAAGAACAAGGGCGTGAGTGTAGCGGTGTGGACTGCTAAAAACGGCGGTTACAGCTTTAGCATCCAGAAGCGCTACAAGGACAAGCAATCAGGCGAATGGAAAGAGTCGCGCTACTACTACAAAGATGAATTAGAGGCACTCATAGAGCTATTAAAAGAAGCTGTAACGTACGCAAGCAATAGAGCAGAACACGAATCGCAGGGCAGCAAAAGCGGCCCAGGGCAGAACGTGGCCCGCGAGCTGACACAGGAAGAGTTGGACGACCTGCCGTGGTAACTGAAGCAGATTTTTGCGTTTACAAACTAGACCAGCTGCAATTAGATTTTGTTGCACATCATGCAAAACTGATGGCGGCTGGTGCTAGGACGTATTCGTTTAGGGACGAGGTTAGCCAAAGTGAGGATGTGTATAAAATTGGCAAAATAGGCGAATTGGCGGTTTATAAATGGCTCAAGCACAACAACCTGGAAATAGTGCACAAGCCGTTTAGAAAAAACTATCAACGCTTTGATAAGCGAGACGATTTCCAAGTGCTAAAACATGGGAATGTTCAGCAAATAGAAGTGCGTTGTAAAAGCAGAAACTTTTTTCCGGTTAACGATTGGCTAGTCTGTAGTGATTGTATCAAGCCAGGTTTGGATTATGTTTTTGTTAGCTATATCAAGCAGGACAACACAGTAATTATTTTAGGTTGGGCAAATTTTGCTACATGGTCAAAATATGGAGAAGAAACGTTAAAAGGAACACAAAATAAAAACTTTGTGCATAAAGTTAGTGAGTTTAATTTGCAGATTAAAAACTTAAATAAAATGAATGATTATTATGAGCAAAACACCTGAACAGACGGCAGAGGAAGCTATTAGGTGGATAAAGACCCTACCCCCTGCAAGTGCGCGATGTAATCAATGTGCTTGTGAAGGCTATAGGGCTGGCTACCAAGCCGCACAGCAGTGGATCAGCGTTAAGGATAGGCTGCCGGAGGAAAAGCAGGACGTTCTTGTTTGGTATCATGGTTCTTACGACGTAGCCTATTTGCAAAAAGTAAAGCCGGTAAAATTACAACCTCCGCAATTTAACAACATAGAAATGTTTGAGTGGTGTTTTTATGATTTTGAAGATGTTGATGTTACCCATTGGATGCCGCTACCAGCAGCGCCGAAGGAGGAGGAGTGAGCGATGAGTCAATAGAGCGTGTAGTGTGGATAGCATGGACGTCTTGCGTTTACTGGCTTGGTTTTTATATGGGGCAAGGATAAATGAACGCAGATATACCACCGCTCAAAGTCTGGATTGACGCAAAACACTTAGGAGGCAAAGAAGGTTATGAACATGGATACGCATTCGCTATACAAAGCTACAAAGCACGCGCCCTACAGTTTCATGTCTTGCTTGAAAGCGGCGCTCACTTTCGTCATATTCCTATTCATTGGCTTTTGCACGATGTTGGGTGCAGGAACGGTGCTTCATTTTGCCTTAGCTTATTACAGCTCTGGGATTGTTTCAGTTACCGCCCCGTAGTAACTACTTTTGACTTGCTCAAAAGCTACCAGTGCGATTGCATCTTAAAAGATGAAAACGTGGTGCAAGGTACTTACTGGTTTACTGTAGACTGGCTACCTGATAGCGAGTCTGAGTCTGGCTTTCTACTTCAACCCGATCAGAACAAGTGTGCCCACGTCATTATGCTGGATAACGGACAAATCGCAGCTCTGCCTACTAACCGAATCGTTTTCAAGGACGCCTACTTTATCGGTAATAAACCTAATGCCATTAGCAAACGATACAGGACTAGCGACACAATTCACCAGGCAGAAGATTGTGAGCGCTGGTCAGTAGCTAACACAGACAAAACCTATTACTAGCTTGCACAAGCCGTAGCCACGCCCCACACTATTGGTATGCGTGACCGTCGGAACCTACCGAGCATCCCCGACCGCCCTATTCAATTTGCCTCTCACGCAGAATATGCCGCTGGCGTATTGCTAGAACGCTATATCGACCAATTTGAGCTAAAGACTGGCGCTACGTTTCAAGTGCCAATAGGCCACAACAAGACCTGTGACTTTTACGTTAATGGCGTATTCGTAGAGTACCATCCCTGCAACCTAAACCATGAGTTTGATGATAGACAGGCTCTACGGCGCTTTTGGGAAGCTACCAAACACGTTAAACAACCATTCCGCGATCATATCGTTGCTGCCGTAACAGATGAATTAAGCGAAAAGTACTACCGTCGCCGCAAGTTTTTAATTAGTATGCATGGGGGTAAAGATTCTGAGCTGATAGTATGCCGTACCCCGCAAGACCTTTACCGCTACGTTATTAAACGCTTTTCAACCGTACCACCCAGGGAAGCGGTATTTGTGCAAGAGTTTCAAAAGCTCGCTAATGAGAGATTCTAAATGGTAAATTCAAGAGCCAAAGGCGCTAGAGCAGAGCGAGAACTAGCTAACAAGCTAAAAGAACACGGCTACCAGGCTAGGCGCACACAGCAGTTCTGTGGCAAGGCTGGCGACTCAGACGTAGAATGTCAGGAGCTATCTGGCTATCACATTGAGTGCAAGATGGTGGAAGCCTTAAACGTCGATAAGGCAATCGACCAATCTACACGAGATTGTGGAGACCGAACGCCTATCGTCGTGCATCGTAAAAAGCAAAGGCCGTGGTTGGTCACGATGTACTTAGAGGATTGGCTCAAACTAAATGCTAAAGTTTGAAGTTTTGGACATGGAAGTTAATTCCTTTGCACCACCAGAAAAAGTGCTTTGGCTTGCTGTTATCGAACGCGCTATTTTGGATGCTGTTTACCCTACGCAAGAGCTATCAGTAAACCACAAGCATACGCTCCATGGCTTTTTCTTTCAAAAAGACCCACGCCCTTACAATTTAACCTATATTTGCGATAACTTATTTGACTATCCCGATGCTGCAAAAACAATACGCAGACGCTTAGTTAAGCTATTGGCAGCAGAAAATCGATTAGAGTTTATCAAAGCAAAAAGGTTGCGCGGATATTACTAGCGCTTCTTCTTGTCAATCACTGACCAAACCTGAGTAGCGCCGTAAAGTACAGCACCAGCAACTACAGGCTCAGCAGCCTTAACAAGTCCCTCAGCGTCATTCTCAGATACGCCAATAGTAAGCAAACTACCTGCGGCTAGAGTGAGCAAGTGTCGGACAATGGAGAGAATGATTGGCATATTCTGTACCTGGTTGAATCAAATAGGCTTTGTCTATAACGACAATTACGCTGCCGTGGATCTATAAACTCCCCGCGTATGCAGTTCATCCATAGCTCCCAATAAAAGGATAAGTCGCAGTGCTTGTAATCAGCAACCCATTTATTTAGATCTACCAACTGCCCATCCACCCCGTCTAAATCAACTATACACGGCTGAGATAGCTTTGGATTAACTCCATGTTTTTCACAGGTGTACCCTCGCAAACAGCGTCTCCGGTATGGATTGTCCACAATGTTACAAGTAGGCAAAGCAGCAGATACAAGATTGGCAAGTTCTCTTCGAGCTGGTTCATAAAGATCACACTCCAAACAAGGCGATACATAGCAAGTAAGTTCCTTACCCTCTATGCGGCGCTTAAACTGCTCAAGTATCCTAGCAAACCTTTTTCTTAACCTGCTCTTTGGCTGTAACGCCGCTCTACTAGCTGATGCCGCTGTATAGCCCCACAATGCCTCATAACGCCCGCAGCGCTTGTTTCTCATACACGGGCTTTGTATCAGATGCGCCCGTATTATCTTTGACCTAGCGTCGCTTAGGAGCGGTTCTAGGCACTTGCATTCAGTTCCAAAGGTATTCTCTAGCCAGCTAAGAATAACCTTATCCTGCCCATCGTAGAGGCTTTTAACACGATCACAGTTAAACTTAGGGTGACATACTCCTAACAAACTAGGGGCTTGTGCTTGTACTGTAGCAATCAATGCTAACAGCACCAGTAGCACTTTCATTTTGACAATACCCTGTCTAACTTACCTTCAATCCTATCGAGCCGCATCTTAATATTATTTAGCTCGCTCTGTAGCACTTGTACTTCTACGCTGACCCGGTAGCGATTGTCCTGCAACTCCTGCAAGCTGTTTTTTACGCTCCTGTAGTCTAACCCAATAATCGATACAAGCACGCCGATAGCCATTTTGATAGCTATGTCTATCCAGTATCGTAATTCTGTAACATCGCTGGTCATCAATGGACACGCCCCCCTCCGTAAGAATCAATAACAACTAATTCTGCTTCGGGAGTACCTGCCATTAAATCAAGAAAGCGATTAAACGCTGACCTGCTGGCTAAGATAGCCGAGTCTGTTCCAACCTTACCAAACTGCATACCAAGCAAAATACAACCATGCGTATCCTTATGCGTATTACCTGCATGAAACAGAATATGATCACGCTCAGGTACATTCTCTACTTGATAGGTTCTGCCAAACTTAGGACTGTTTCGCGGTGCTACTTTATAGCGCCCAACAGGTATGCAACTAATACGGCGTTCGTTATCACGCCAAGCATCCTCTAGTGTAACAAACTCAGGCACGTCATTAACACAGAGGACGCCCAGCGTAGCGCCGTTGTGCTCCGATACTCTGACTAGCCTAAGACGCTTCATGCTTCTAACTCAGCTACTCTAGCTTCCAAAGCTTCTACTTTAGTAGCTAACTCTTGGAACGCTTTAATTAGACGAGCATCGTTTTTGTTCAAGTCAGTGAGCGTTAAATATCCGCCAGACTCACCAACTAAATCAGGATAAACCTCTTGTACTTCCTGAGCGATAAAACCAAGCTGATGCCCACTACCATCTTTGTAATCAAACTCAACTGGTCTTAACGCTAAAATGTTAGCAAGTTGATTTGGTAAATTTACAATGTTTTCTTTTAAGCGTTCATCTGAAAAGCTGCCAAAAGCTGCTGCACTAGCCCCGTTAGCAGTAATTTTCCCAGAGCCCGTTGCTCCATTGTTTATGTAAAACTCAACCAAATTTTGAGAGGTGGTGTTGTTGTTATCAAATTTGATTATATCAACACTCGGTTCTGCAACGTCACCAGTTACGCCACGGGTTTGCAAAGCAGCTCTTGAATTCGCTGCTGATACGACTACAAATTGAGCATTAGATGGCGTTGCGTTTATACCGATTAGGCCATCGGCCTGAATTCTAAAAGCTTCAGTAAATGTAGCAGAGTTGCTTCTTACTCCAACAATTAAACTTCCGTTGTCATAGCCAACAAGCTTACAGCCATATCCACTGCCCGTATCCGATCCTTGAAACTCAATACCGCCTGTCGTCGTGAGGTTAGTAATACCTTTTTCGTCTATTTGTAACGTTCCTGGGTTTGTTGCGTAATTGCCAGTAGCAGCGCTTGTGCCGACGACGTGGAGCCTAGCTCTTGGATTAGTAGTGCCAACACCGATCAATCCGGCACTATTAAGCCTAACCCTTTCTGCGCCATTAGTAGCTATAGCAACAGTATCAGCAGCAGGCCCAAAAATGCCCGTATTAACATCACCACCAGCGCAAATAGCAGGAGCAGCAGCAGTACCAGCAGCTGAATTTACAGCTCTATTGCCACCAAGGTTAAGGTCGCCAGTGCAGCTATTACTACCATCCTTATTAAGGCACTGGTTAATGCCGTCCTTGAAGTCAGTGTCAACTAGGTCATGCTCTCCGGCTTCAATGCCAATGCCTAAACTTGCATCGTCTGCCCAACCAGTATTACCGTTTAATCTTGTAAAACTTCCACCCGCCCAAGGCATAAATGCTCCTATGCTTTTACTTGCTTACTTAATACTTTATTAACGTATAACCTAGTTTCCTGCGGTACTTTCACCGCTTGCATAATGTTTGCCCAGGTTACACGCTTACCATCTGCTTTAACTTGTTTGATAGCCTTATCAATATTACCTGGCCCCCAGTTATACGCTGCCAGTGCTATGTCAGTCTTGCCGTACTTATCGAGCATCTGCTGCAAATAACGGCTACCACCCTCTACATTCTGTTCAGGGTCAAACCTATCTTCAACTCCTAATTGCTTGGCTGTAGCTGGCATAAGCTGCATTAAGCCACCAGCGCCTTTAGAGCTAACAGCTTCAGGCTTACCAGCAGACTCAACCTGGATAACAGCTTTAACTAGCGATGGAGGTGCATACTTTTCGCCTGTAGGTATGCTCACGTTTTGCTTGCCTACCTTAACGGCTTCAGGTTGTGGGGTAGGTGCAGCCGGAGCGCTGCGTAAAGCCTCTAGCTCTCGCCTAGCGGCTTCTATTGCTGTGTCTATATCGACAGGGGCTTCTGTTGGTGCTGCCATCTCAGGGGTTTCTACGCCTCCTGCGGCTATACCACCGCGCTGTAGTGTTTGCCCTATATCAATTAACTTGCGAATGTTTGCTTCCGTCGGCGATGCAGCAGCGAATTTAATCAAACTAGGATTAGCTAAAATCTCAGCTACAAACTTATCCATTTGCAACTCTCTGGCTTGCCCTGCTTTTCTAACTCCCGCGCCTATAGCAGCACCAGTTAATCCAGCAACAGAACCGAGGATGCTGCCACCATACATAACGCCGATAACAGCACCTAAAATACCTGGAGCAGTCGGCCCTGCTTGTTTCATTAGCTCAATAGTGCCACGACTAGCCGCGATAGCGCCCAGCGATGTTAGGCTTTGGCTTGTAATAGATTGGCCTTTACTTGCAGCCCTAGCCAGTTCTCCAGGTGCCTTAGAAAGTTCTAGGTCACTAAGAACTTTTTGCAAGTCATCATAATCAGTTCCAAACAATTGTTGTGCTATCTTTTTGTTAGCATCTAAGTTAGCTACCGCATTGCCTGATTTAGTTAGTTTAGTTTTGATAAACTTAGCACGAGCATATTGCTCAAGCTCGGTACCCTGAAAACGCTGCATAAACGCATTGGCTTGCTTAACATCTGCAAATATCTTGTTAGGTATTTGCGTATCAGTAATGCGCTCGAACTGCTCTAGTCCTGTGCCACGTCCTTTTTGTTGAGCAAACTTATTAAGTTCTGCATAGTCATCGCCAAAGATTGCTTTCAACGTATCTTTATTGCGGCCTAAAAAGTCTGTTGGATTAGTCGCTTTGTCTAATCGTCCTAGCATTTCAAGTCGAAGTTCAGTTGCTTCAACCGACTCTTTGCCAAACTTTCCGATAATTTCAGAAGCGTTTTCTGGATTTTTTAATGCTCTATCAATAACTGAACTTGTCTTTAGTTTTGGTTTGAAACGACGTAGTGCCGTTATATCACCAACTACACCCTCGTTGAAGATTTGCTTTGCTTCACGGGTTTTATCAATAGCAGTGCTTAGTTTCTGTAATGCGTTCAAATCTGTTGCTGTGGCAGCTGTCCCAGGCAAGCCCCCTGAAACTCCAGCCGCTTGATCGTAAAAGTATTTTAATCCGGTAGTTTCTAAGTTTTCTCTGAAATCGCCCATTAGCTTACCAGCGGTGCCGTTTTTACCGCTTGCCTCTGTCATGGCTCGTCCGGCAGCTCGTCGCAAACCTTGCAGTTGCCCTACGGTAATAATACCTTCATTTTGTTGAAGGTACTTTTCTGTTTGATTTAACACTCTAGCAAGTTTGGGAACATCGCTTATAGCATCAGCTCTATCTAATTCATCAAAGTTATTAAAATCAGTTAGTATCTTTTTTAATGTATCGGCTGCATCAAGTTTTGTTTCTTTTGGAACAGCTCGCCATGCTTCTGACGCAAGATTGTCTGCATCATCCATTTTAGTTGATATCGCTTCTCGCAAGGTTGCACCACGTTCGGTTTTAGTAGATGCTGCGGCTTCCTCTGTTAATCCAAGAGAGCGTAATATATTACCTTCGCCAGCAGCCTTCTTTTTAGCTGCTTGCTCTGCTGCATCACGCAAGCCTATTGCAAAATCACCCGCTTCTGGTGTTACGCCTAACCTTTCTAATGCAGCTTGTAGCTCAACACCGCGAGTTTCTTGTGCAGACCCTAATATGTCAGTAGCGCCAAGTTTTTTACCTATGTCTTGTTGATACTGAGCAAGGGTAGGCGTTTGCACTATCTCTGCTGCAGTTAATGGAACGCCACCAGTGCCCGCTGCTAACTCAGGCATTTCCTGTGCCAAGCGTAATCGCTCAACACCTTCTGGCCCAGCTTGTCGCAATACTTCAGCTTGTGCCGCTGCCTGCAATGCTTCATCACTACCAGCAGCAATACCTACAACTGGTGAAACTGCTTTAACACCAGCGCCAGCAAGTTTAGCAGCGCCGGATACGGCAGCAGGTGCAGCCAATGCTCCAACTAATCCAGCGTACTCAGATTCAGGTGCAATAGCTTCAGCGCCTTGCATACCAAGATAGGAGGCTAATCCTGTGCCAGCCTGACTAAGCAATTTAGCCTTAGACAAAGGTGAAGGAGTAAGAAAGCTAACAACTTCTTGTGTCGGTGTTTCAGGTCCAGCAGCTTCCGTAAGGAGTTTACTAAGCCCAAAGGTTTCTACAGGCGCACCGGCGTACTCTAAACCTTTAACAACAGGATAAGACAACACATCAGCAAGGCCAGCTCCAGCACGAGCCACGCCCACTGGCACGTCAAAAGCAAGTTGACCAAGCATAGAAGGTTGTGGCTCTGCTTTTAATGCAGCCAACTCAGCCCTGACAGCTTCTATCTGTGCGTCAATCTCATCCATTAACGACCTCGTTTAGCTTTTTCTGCTGCCAACTCTGCTTGTAACTGTCTGAGGATTTGTAACTTTTCATCTTGTACTGGAGCCGCTTTAACTAGCATTTCACTAATAGTACTCGGCGATTTAGTAGCTACTTCTATTGTGCGTTGTGCTCGTTTGTTACTTTGGTCAATGAGAGTGTCCCAAGCTGCTAAAATATCTGCTTTTGAAGCAGTTAAATTTTTACCAGTAATTATATCGGCAGCTTTTTTCTCTTGTCCTGTAAGTGTAGCTCCAAAGTTTGCTTTTCTATATAACTGTATTATTGATTCATTTTCAGGAACAAATCCTGGATCGCCTACTAACCCAAACATACTTGTTCCAGTCGTAAGCAAAGTTTTTAATTCAGCTGGTGACATTTGAGCTATTTTGTTGCGGTGCGCTTGGGCAGCTTCGGAAAATGTAGAAGCATCAACAATTTTTTCTTGCACACCGGTTGGTAATTGTTGATTTTGTGATTGTCTGCTTGCCGCTGCTTGTTGCAAAGCTCTATTAAGCAATGATTCTTGCTCACGCTCAAATACTTTTGTTCCCTCTGCGCCTAATTGCGCTTCATAACCAGCAGTCATTTCGGCTAACTTTTCAGCCGCCTTAACCTTTCTAGCTGTTTCTTGTGCCGTCAGTGCCGTAGCTAAAGTGGAAAGCCTAGACTGCTGCATAGGGTCACTAACACCACCAATAAAGTCAGTCCTAGCCTGTGGCGTAGTCATGCTCATCATCTTGTTGGCTAGCGTGTTAGCCTGGAGGGTATCCTGTGCGGCCTGAGAACGCGCCTGGTAGCCTAATAGTGACTGAAGCAGTATTGTGCCTAGACCTATACCAATAGCTTGCCCTGTAGAGCCGTAAGGGTTAATAAGCTGTGGTGTCATCTGACCTAGTGCTTGTGTGGCTATACCATAGCCAGTATCAGCACCAGTGTAGTTTAGGCCCTGCAATGCTTCTTCTAGTGTTGCCATATTATTTCAATGCCCAGTTTGTAATAGCTCCAGTAGCTCCGGTAACAACTCCTTGAGCAACATTGGCCCACGGATTAGGTTGCTGCTGTCCGTATCCTTGCCCTAAAGCATTTGCTTGCATACGCTCGTAAAGACTAGGCCCAGCTTGACCACCACCGCCACCACCGCCACCGCGAGGCGTATTACGAACCTCCCAACGACGTTGACGTCTATCTAGTTCAGCTTGTCGTGCTTGCCAATCTTGTTGTTGTTCCTGCGTTTGCTGCCCGTATTGAGCAGCAATGCCTGTCTGATAAGTAGGCGCAAAAGTAGATCCATAAATGTCGTACCTCATGCCAGCAGTGCCCATTGATTGCCCATAAAGTTGCTGCTGTCTAACATCTGCTGCTTGCTCTGCTGCGCTCATGGCCTCTTGTCTAGCTAAATCTTGACGCTGAGTATTTTGCTTCATTAGCGCCTGAGCGGCGGGACTATTTGGGTCTAATCCTCGCTCCGCAATTTGACGCTGCGTGTCAATGTTTTGACGTTCAAACTCTTCAGCATTGCGGCGTTCAAACTGACCCATTATATTTTGTCTTGCTCGTTCCATTTCCTGTGAATAAACAGGCTCGTACTTACCTTGTGCTTGATACGGGTCAAAGTTCCTAAACTCTTCCATCATACCGCCATATAAGTCGGCACTACCGCGAAACCCTTGCTCAGTAATTTGTTCTGGCGTTGGTGGAGCAGGTTGAGTAGGTGGAGCTGGTGCTTTACGTCTTTGAGACATATCTTTTTTAGGGGCGCTTTTCTGCCCTTTTAAGATATTACCGTACTGATCTTTATAGGTTCCTACGCCCGTCCTAGTCCATTTGCTAGCGTCACTACCTGTGCCACCTTGAGCTTGCCTATTTGAATTAGGCGTTTGTCGTTGCGTCTGAGCATTACCGTCCTGTTTCTTAGACGGAGATTTTGTCATTGCACCTTTTCTTGCCATAGTTACACCTGCCCACCCATATCGTAACGTATCTCAAATCCTAGTATTTGCATGGTTGCATTTTTTATGGAACCACCAAAACGCACCGCTGCACAATGTCCCTGTCCCTTAACCGCAAATCTATCAAAAACATATTCTATACCCGCCGACCAAGGACTACCCCAAGGACTGCCCCAAGGCGTAAATACCCCAACAGGAGTAGAAATACTGGTTACGGTAGCAGCTCGCTTAAAGTCCACGTCCAGCCCAAGGTTCAGCGTAATACCGCGCTTGGTTTTAATAATAGGCCGTATGTCCTTAAATGCTTTGTAATTGCCACGAGAACCATAAAAGCTAAATGCCGTTCGACCGCTATAGGCTATGGCTTGGCTATCTGTCGCAGTAACTGCGTCGGCTTGACCTGTCTCACCCTTCCAAATTATGCCCGTTGATGAGGCATAGTATGGCAAATTACCAAACAAAGTTGATGCAAGTGCGTGCTCGTCGTTATAAAGCTGAAACAAAGTCCAGCCTTTTGTATCAATAGAATAAACTAGAAACTTGCAGCCTACCCCCGTGGTGGGAATGCTAATATAAACACGCCTACCCTGTGGCCAAAAGAAACCTGACCACTGATGATCAAAACTGTTTTGGGTAGCATAGTCAGATATAAGAGGGTTTACTTTCTGGCTAACTACGTTTAATGCTGCTTCTGGATCAGATTGAAACAGTGCAGATATAGGCACAATTCCCTGCTCGGTAATGATCCAAACATCATTATTGACACGCACAAATGCGCGATAGCCTAGCGGCTTGCCGATATAATACCTAGCTACTAAGCCCCAACTTGTAGGGTCACCAGCATAAATCCCGTTATAGAAAACAATCTCACCCTCTGAGCTACAAGCCCAGAAATAGTCTTGTGTTGCTACGTTGGCGCTATTGCTATAACTGCCAAGACCAACAGCGTAACCACCCCTAGTAAAAACGTACTGCAAGTCAAAAGCAGTAAGAGCAGGAGTGCCACCTGTACCAGTAACTTGTAACCCGCCATACCACAACTTTGCGCTATTCTTTTCAATAAAATATAACCGCTCTTTGTAAGCAGTTACATTGATTAGGTCTGACTTTGCAACGCCAGTAAACGTAACATCAGCGCAATTACCAATGCCGGTATAAACCTGAGCATTGTTTAGCCCGTTACATAGGTACATGTTATTAGCATAAGTCACCCACTGCCAATCACCGCTTGTAGGCGTTGTAGTGCCTGTCTTATCTGTAACTACCCCTGCATTATTAACGCTATAAATCTTGCTGCCTGTGCATGCTATAAGCTGGCTAGTGCCATCCTTGAAGTGTAATGGTGCAAGTAGCTTGATAGGCGTACTAACACTTATATTGGCAAACTGCTCATAACCTAGCCGCACCGTAGGCGCACCAGCTCCAGGAAACACGTTTACTAATTCCAGGGCAAAAGCTGGATCCATGTTGTCTATTGGACTTACTAGATCCAACCCGCCATAAGGCGGTGACATTGTAAAGCCCTGGAAAGCCATTAGTACTTCCTACGCATTGGCATAGCTGGCTGATACAGTTGTTGCATCTGCTGATTGTACTGATTTATTGCTTGCTCCTCGGTGCCATACACACCAGGACTTAGGCGATACTGGCCGCCCATGTTGGCTGATGGTTGAGGCATTGGTTGAAACCGATACATCTTATCTGCTGGCATACCGTATAAAGGCGCATTTTGTGCATCTGGCATTTGATTAGGCATTTGCATAGGAACATTAAAATCTGGTTGTGCGCCTTGCCTATTTTGGAAAAATTCTTCCATCATTGCTGAGCCTTCTGATCGTCCTAAGTTTGCAGGTCTCCCACGCAAAAATGTTCCGCCTTGCTGATAGCCTTGAGGCAAGTTATTCATTTCAGCTATTTGAGCAGCATCAGCGCCAGCTTGAGCAGCATCAGGTTGCATTGGTTGAGGCAGATTACGCATTGAAGGGCGCTGTTGTGGGGATGGTCGATTAACGGCTCGTCCAGATTGAGTTACTAACCCGCCCTTTTCACCACGATATACTCCTGGCGATAAACGCTCCATAGCCTTTTCGCGTGGTGGGGTAGCCCTGACAGGAGGACTTATCGGAGGCTGACCTTCCCGCTGCGGAACTTGCTTTCTCTTTGGCTCTTTATTCATTGCTCCTTTGCGTGCCATTACTTTTTCTCCTTCTTTTTAGACTTGTTGTAATTGTTTTCTAAGGCCTGTCTTGTACTTTGAGCTGGTTTTACCTGACCGCGATCATTGACATACATGCCAGGTGATACTCGCACTACCTGCCCTTTTGCTGCTTTTGCTGGCGGTGGAGGAGTAACGCCAACTCCTGCTTGCTGAGCAAACTTAGACTTGCCCAACATAGTTTCTATATTAGCCATGACGTCAGCTTCTGATTTAGCATTACTGGTAGCAGCGTTTACCAACATGCCTGTGTATTGGCCTGGAAAAAACTTAGCCTTAGGATCATCAGCACCATAAATGCCACGAATCATTGGGTCAATTTTATCTGAAGCAAACTTTGCTAGTGGATTAGAAAAATCTACATCCCAAGCATTACGAGTAGTTTTATCATCTATATTTTTGCCAACATTCTGATATTTGGTTTTGCCATCTAAGCCGATGTTAAACTTAGTACCGTCTGCGAGGGTTACATTGTACTTATCATCGGCAACATTAGCTTCCTTTAGATCGCCACGAAAATCATCGCGTAATCTTTGCGCTCCTGATTTGCCTGACTTCATCATAGCGCCGATAGAGCGCTTGCCAAGAAGACGCAATCCTATGTTAGCTACAGCGCCAACACCTGTCATATTAGCTAATTGATTTGTCCAATCAGCTCTGTCGCCACGACCACGAACTATATCTTTCATGCCTGTTTCCCAAGCATTATTAATAATTGCAGCACCGACTGCTACAGGTAAAGCCACTGAACCAAAAGTAGCACCACCACTAGCACCAGCTTGTGCGCCCCCAGCGCCTAGCGTTTTTACCCCAACAACTTTAGGCACTGCTAAAGCTCCTGTAGTGGTTGTTGCAGTTCCTGTACCCGCACCTGCTGCTGGTGCCGAACTAAATAAACCACTTATATTTGGAAAGCCGCGTATCGCTTCTTGTCCAAGCAAAGCACCCCCGACAACACCTCCAGCTTGAGCCAATCCCGATTTTTGAGCTGCTGCTGCTTGCTCTTTTTGTATTTGTTCTGGGGTTTTAGGCGCACCAAATATGCTTGTGGTTTGGTCGTAAGCTACCTGATGAGGAAAGCCATTACTGGTAAGCCAAGCGTAATAAGCACTAGGACTGCTACGAGCAAATGCCGGAGCTTCAGGAATGAATGCTTGTTCATTAGTTGCCATTATATCCAAGTCCCAAATACAGCTACACCGTTTCTAGCAAACAAGTTGCCTCTAACTTGACCACCAGCAAAGATAATTTTGCCGTTTTGCGCGCGACTAAATTCTTCATTCATCTGCACGTCAAACATTGGCTTAACGCCTTCTAAGCCATGGATTTGAGCAAACCGCTCTAAAATGCCCTGCTCTAATAGCTTTTCAGGGAAAAAGCTAACATCAGTATCAGCAAGAAAAGTGTCGTATATTCCATCATAATACACCCAGGTTACTCCTCCGTCCGACGCTGACCCTGTAGTGTGCGTTGGAGGCGTCGCACCCGTCGTGCCACCTGCCGTAGTTGTATAGTAATTGCCGTTGTAGAAGCAGTATGAGTTTGCTGCAAATGGTGTGTTTGTGACCCAGGTTTTAGGTCTGATAGAGCGGTCAGCAATATATTCAAAAATAATAATGTTGCCAGCGTAAGAACTACCAGGGGTTGGACTAATAAGTAACTCAGAGTTGCTAATACCCCTGATTTGAAACCTTTGATAAACCGTAGTATTAAGGCCAAAGCCTCGTATCTCTGCATATTCCTGCTCCGTCATCGGCCCAAGCACTCTCCAGCGAGTTGAGCTATTCCAGAACGTTTCGTAATGATAATAAGAAAAAGCAGCAGGAAGTTGATAAGTGGCCTGCCCGTTAACCAAAGTTATTGCCCCAGAGGCAAATGTCTTCGGCCACGGGTAAGCCTCAAAAATGTCACGGTTGATACGATTTGCTATAGCAACAAGCTGCTTAGTAGTAGTTTCAGTTGACGTCAGGATATTTGACTCAACTGTGTACCCAGCTTCATTAGCAACATTTTGTATAACCGTGGCTATGCTCATACTTTACGCGGTCGCCCCCTACGCTTTGGCTCATCTGTTGACTCGTCTAAGTCTACATCCTCTTCAACGAACTCTTCTGCCATAGCACGACGAGCTGGTCTAAGGTCTGTCCCTTCGTTAGCCTCTACACGCTGCATCAAAAGCTCTATCTTATGCTCTAGATGCTCACGCTTTTTAGTCTCAGTTTCAAGCTGCTGCTTTAGCTTAACTACAGCGTTTTGGTCTGAATTTGCTGCATCAAGCCACTCTTTAGCTAGCTTTACAAACTTAGACAAAGGCCCAAGTTTACGCTTAACATCATCAGTTGCAGCGGCTAATTGCTCAACTGTCTTAAAGCCAAGATACTGAAGCTCACGCATTGCGGAGCCGCTCATCATAGGCCATTCAGCAAGTGGGGTGCCCTCTAAAACTGGCTCAGAACCAGCTTTAAAACGAGCATATAGCTCTGGATACTCCTGCATATCCTGCGGCTCAATACGTCTTACCGTCTCATCCTGACCAGGCCATTGGATGCTGATAGAAGGAATTTCATCAAATATGGGCCGCCCTTCCTTTAGCGACTTTTCTCTATTCTCATTGTAAGAATAGAAAAATTTGATGTTTGCACCAGAATAGCGCCTTTTCGGTTGGGAATTGCCCGTCATTATGGACTGCCAATCGATTTGTGCCATGTTGTTCGTCTCCGTAAATAGGCGTAATTGCCTATCTACACTCTATAATTCAAAATTAACTTCTTGCAAGGTTAATCCAATTTCGGCAATTGCTCTTAAAGGTTCCATATCTGCAATAACTACAATTTTACCTGCTTGAGCTTGGGGCATGTCACCCTCGCCCTGATATATAAGCAGCGCTGCCTGTGCAGCTTCCGCTTTAGTCTTTGACCAACTTTCTGGCGCAAAATCCCTTTGTTGCGGCTCGGCCACTAAAATGTCAAAAAACTCAGGCGGGCATGGGAAGGCCACTACGCAATACTGCCCAAAACCTTTCTTGTAATTACAATTGGCAAACGTGCCAAAATCAGCTTCCGTTATACCAACGGAAACGGCTAGGTGATTCGCGTCTTCCATAAGCGCTTCGGGACAAGCAATAGTCATGTGTCTGGTGTATCTAGTGCCGCTCATATTGTTATCCCTGTGCGTCTAGCCATCCATTGCTCAAAGATATTGATCTGACTGGTTAGGGTAGTTTTGCCGCGAATAATCGTACCGAACTCATAACCATTGAAGGGCACGGAAGTATCGTTTCGACGACCAAAGTACAGTGGATAGTTTCCGTAATTGCCAGTGCCTTGGTCGCCTAAATTTGAACCGTTTACCGTGCTATTGATTCTCTGAGTTATGAAATCGCCTGATATGTCGGCAGAAAAAGAAACGACCCTTGTTGCCGGTGCTGCAATCGCGGACGACAAAGCAGAAACGACAGCCGTGCCGCGACTATACGAACCAAAATCATTGCTCGCAAAGTCTGGAGCTGCCAGCAAAAACGTGCCATTGTTTAGGCCGACATTTGCTGATAATTCGAGAATTATCCCCCGCGCCGCATCGCTCAGTTTCTGCACCCCCGCAATTACGGTCATCTCATCGGTTGCAGAAAAGTCTACTGATTGAGTAATAAAGCTTTGATCTACTCCGTTATATAAAATACCCCAACAATCTTGCTTTCCAGCTTCGGTAACATCGGCATTGACTGTAACCTTTTGGTAAGCTGTAACAGTTGCTCCGGTTTGAACCTGAGCTCCCCAAGCCAAAATTCCTGATACGCTATCGCCAGTGTATGAAGCATTACCGCTGCCGTCATTGTTAAGCGGATAAACCCGAAACTGATTACTTGCCGCTGTTCCTGTGATTGTGATGTAGCATCGATACCAGCCGTTTCCAACAGATTGAATGCCGTAAGCTGCCGGAGCCGTGACACCTACTGTTCCACCTGCCCCAACTACACCGTTTTGCAAATCAAACGTCCAGCCCTTAACGCTTTCATTGTGATAGAGCAGTGCATAGCGCCGACCGTTCACGGCGGGGTTTTTTAGATACATCGAAAACGTATAAGACTGAACTGTCGTTGTCACAGATTGCTGCACGTAACGCGCAGCCGTTGCCGCGTTTTCTACAATTAAATCGGCGGTACTTGACCCATCCGGCGCGGTGCTGTTGTTGGCTGAGACAGAACACTGCAACTGTGTCCACACCAAATCGTCAAGTTGCTCCGTTCGTGTCAGCAAATTCTGCCGTCCCCCTTGGGGAATACGCGCAAGTATCGGTCTGCTTGCTGAAACAGATTGATAGCGATGCGTACCTGGAATACGCTTACACACTACGTTGTCTACGCTTCCAGCAAAAGCAGAGTCTCCAGCAAATGTTAAGGTTTGCGTACTAGAACCAGCTAAAATTGCAAATTTGTAACTGCCTGTAGAAGTTATAGCAAACGTAGTTCCGCTCGTGCCAAGACTAATCGTTAAAATGCCGCCCGTAACAATAACGTTCAGTGATACCTGATACCATTCATTCGCCGCACTAGTTATAACTTGAGTTAAAGAGTTGGCAGCACCACTTGTTTTTGTA